GTTTGTTGTTTTATAATAAAATTCTCCAATAAGAAAAAAAAGAAAAAAAACGAATCGCTATTCGATTACTAAGGTAATAGAAAGTGAAAACCGTTTCCTGTTGGTTCTGTTGGCCAAAGTTTCATCTTCTCAGATTCTGATCGAGTTGAATAATCAAAATTCTGACAAAAGGTCTCTTCGAAAGTCGGAAATTCCAACTTTATATCTCTGTTTGCTAGAGTTTGCCACGCTGCCTTGTGAACAAGGTAGTGTTGTGTTGCGTTTGGATCAAGTTTTGGTTCTCTTTTCAATTCCTTTGTAATAAAATTGAACACGTTTAAGCATGTGTTGTATACTTCGTGTGAACTTCCTTGTGCTGCCATTGCAATACCAACTGCCGCTGAGGCTAGTGCGCCAAGTTCTCTTGGTCGTTCGGGGTACAATAGTTTAGCAAGTAATTCCGCGGGGTCGCGAAACGCTATTCCATTCCGGTTCATATAACTTAGTACTTCTACGTCGTTGAGTGAGGTTCCTGTGAACGTCTTGTCGACTGAAAGGACTGCGTTGAATCGGGTTAATGCTTCTGTGGACAGTTTGGTGAGAAAAGTTTTGTCTACGAGGTCGAATACTCTTTCTTGGAAAGTAGTAATACTGTCGTCTCCTTGTACAAGGATTGAAAACTCATCTGACTCGATGTTAATACCACATGCGCTAAGGCAAGTGAGTAGGTAAACTGCGTTGACAAAAGAATCCAGAAGTTGCGTCTGTTGGAAGCCTGAGGCTATTCCATTGAACGTCCATTTGTAGAATGTTCCTGAAATCCCAAGTATAGGTGTATACTTAATAGAATGTGTCATCCAGTCCCAAAGATTTTGAATCTTCCATTCGGGTACTGTTGAGTGAGAGTAATCGTGGTCTTTCGAGATTGAAGGTTCGTATCCGTCAAAATCAAACCACTGTCTCCACATCTTGTGTATGTCGTCGATGACTTCGTGTAGTGCACGATGGTCGAAACCACTCCAATCGGCTGATAGAACTGAGTTAGGTCTTAGTCTTCCTAAGGTTTTCCATAACTTCATCCATCCTCCTTTGAATGTTTCATGACCCCAAAGCATTGGTGACTTGACTTTACCGTTAAGGTATTCTTTCTGGATGTTCCAGATGAACATATTTTCTACCATTAATAGTAGTTTCGGTACGCCAAATACTGCTCTGATTTTGTCATCTTTCTCCGCTTTCACTGTGTGTGATCTTGCGTGTAGTGTTGTCCATTTGTACGGGATAGGTTCTCCTGTACTTTGATCCCAAAAAGGGGCTAGCCCAAATTTGATAGTGTGAACATGACTTCTATTGGCATGGAAAATCTCGTTGTAGAGATTGTGGAACGTTGGTCTTCCATCGTTATCGTCTTCTGCTTGTCTTTGCCGTAGGTATTTCCTCCAGTAAGTACTGCCAG